TCCCAGACTGAACGAGGAAGAATATCACCTTGAGCATAACCAGTCAGACTATGACCTGAGATTGTCCCTACCGCTACAGCTAAACAATGGAAGCCTGCAATCTTACGAGAGTTTGCTGCTGTATAACCAGAGGGGTAAGTAGAACTATTACTAAGAATAACGCCACCCGCACTTAACAAGTAAACATAAAAGTCCTTACCTGCTCTATTGCTTGCTGTCTCATAAGAGCCAACACCATCCCAATTACTAGAGGTATTAAGTGCTTTGGTAGTTGCTGTTACTTCGACTAATGTGCCATCTACCACACCACCTAAATCAGGGATATGTAGTGTGTTAGCACTATCCCTACTGAATAGAGTTCCTTGGTCTAGGAATGTTGATGATGTGAATCCACCAGATGGTAGGTTAGTAAGAGCCGAGCCATCAACCGCTGGTAATTTAGCAGTACCGTCTAACTGTACTAACTTGTTAGCTGTTGTACCTACATCGCCATCAACCAATACATCTGCGTGAGATGTTTCATTAGCAGAAGTAACGTCAGCGCCAGTAGCTATACCGTCTAGCTTACTGTTATCAGCAGAAGTAAAGTTAATCTCTGAAAGACCACCGTCACCAACACTATATGTTGTATTAGTATCAGTATAGTTACCAGCGTGTAGGTTAGTAGCACCTTGGTCTGCTGTCCAATCAATATGTTCATTAGCTACAAAATCACTCAAACCATCGTGAGTAACAGTTACAGCACCAGTATCACCATTGACGCTTAATACAGAGTCTGTTGGTGTTGCTAATAACGTATAGTCAGCCATCGTACCAGCAGAGCCACCGTTATGACAATAAGTCTTGTTTTCATCACTACGAACAACAATATCACCCTCTTGAGCAGTTAATGCTAATTGGGCAGTTTCATCGACAGCAGTTTGAACAGTTGTTAAAGCAATAGCAGTTGATGTTATAACATTACTTCCATCAATATTAATACCAGTACCAGCCGTGTAGGTTGTATCAGTATCTGTATCTGTTGATGAAATAGTACCACCAGCAGAAATAGTAACATTAGTTCCAGCAGTCAATGAAGCTACTACATTTGTAGTATCAGTTACATCGGCACTTGCTTCTATTCCATCTAATTTAGCGCCATCAGTAGAAACATCTCTGCCATCTACTGTAAAGGTTTGTGTGTCTAAGTTACCGCCAAGTTGTGGAGTTGTATCTTCTACAACATTGCTAATTCCACCAGATGTTGGAGTTTCCCAAGTGTAGTTTCCAGCAGTACCACTAGCAGTTAATACCTTTCCGTTGTTAGTTGTGCTGTTGGCTGGGACGTGTTTGTTACCATCTCCAGTTGGGTGTGTGTAATTGTTAGCACTTGCTTCAATTCCAGATAACTTTGTTTGTTCAGTAGCTGACATCTTCTTATATGTCGTACCATCAGTAATATCGTCAAGGTTGCCACCTAGTTCGCCAAGTGTGTCTTTAGACTGTACTTGTGAATCAACATAGGCTTTAACTGATTGCTGTGTCGGAACTTTAGTCGCACTATCAGTAGACATATCATCTTGGTCAATAACAAACGACATTGAAGTCGTAGTTGTATCAGACTCCATCACCGCACCAGCAGAAGCAACATTTGTACTATCAGTAACATCAGCACCAGATTCAACACCAGCTAACTTAGACTTTTCTGTGTCTGTGTAAGCATTGGTGTTAGTGTTTGCTTCATAAGCTGTTTTAATCTCTGCTTGAGATTGGTCAGCAGTTGCCGCTGTTTCTATTCCAGCTAACTTAGTTTGTTCAGCATCGCTAAACTCGTTAGTATCAGCATTGGCTTCATAAGCTGTTTTAATGTCAGGATTAGTTTGGTCTTCTGTGTCTGCTTTTTCAATACCAGAAAGGTTGGTAACTTCTGCGTCTGTAAAGTCATTAGTACCCTCAACATAAGTTGTGCCGTCAGCAACATCGTCTAACGTGCCAGATAACTCGGATAGAGCATCTTTAGATTGTATTTGACTATCAACATAGGCTTTAACCGATTGTTGAGTAGGAACTTTCGTAGCTGAATCAGATGACATTGTATCTTCATCAACAACAAATGACATATCCGAAGTATCTGTATTGGCAGAACTAACTGATGTTATCCAAGTAGAGCCGTTGTAAGTTTCGTGCCTACTTAGTGTTGTATTAAATCTTGTATAGCCCTCGACTGGGGTTGCTGGTCTTTGTGCCGTCGTTCCAGAAGAACCTTTAACCGCACCAGTTGCTGATGTTTGCTCGGTAATGGCACTTAAATTTGCATCCATTTCGCTGTGGGTTAGTGCCGAACCTTTCCCACTTCTTGTTGTAATTGCCATAATTAGTCCTCTATATTAAATAAGTTCCAGATGAATCCTTGTAATGCGTTTCACAATATTCACGGGTTGATACTTGAATTAATCCGCTCTGGTCAGTTTCAGCAGATAATATCATAAATTTTCTATCTCTGTCTAAAATATCGTGCTGTATTGTAATAACATCGCCAACCTCTAAATGAGCGTTCTTAACTGTCGTAGCAAATGATAACACAAGTGGAGTTTGTTTAATACGATTTCCAGAAACATCTTCAGTATAACGCATTGTATTTAAAGTAATCTCTGCTAATTCATTTGCTTGTGTTTGGTTCGTAATACCTTTAATATCTAATGATTTTTCAATGATTTGACCGTCCCAAGTTTGTAATGTTGTATCTTCTTTAACAACTTGAGCAGATAACCATTCATCAGCTGGATTAACGTATTTAAGAATAATTTTATTAGCAATGCCGCTGTTACCACTCATTGAAATATTAAGAGTATTACTCAGAAAATCATCATCATCAAGCGTTGCTACACTTGTTTGAGATTTAGTATCAACCTTTAGCTTCCACTTAGTTCCAGAATGAACAATTTGACCTCTACAAGTTGATAAAACATCATTAATAATAGACTGAATGTTGGCTTGTTGAAGTAGAACTATGTTACAAGTCCACCCATTCGCAATACAATCTTGTTGTGCTTGATAAAATGAAGCTGTATCAATGTCAGCATCATCAACAGATAAGGCATTAACCAATAAATCCATCACAATATTTGATGGGTTGTTTGAATATCCGACTGTTGAACTAATAGTAGTTGAGTTGGTCATTGACCGAATACTTTTACCTTTAACTTCAACAACAATATTATCTAACTGTGTGTTTTTGTTTTGACTGCCATCAAAGACTTGATGAACTAATAAATAAGCACTATTAGCTGGTATGCTAATGCTATCAAGACCAAGTGTTGAACCTAATGATAATGAGAAAGCATCGTCTGTTACCCAAGAAGCGCTAGTAATATTTAATGCTGATGATGTATAGTCCCATTTTAAATGAACGTACTCCTCAGTATATTTAGTGCCACTAATATTTAAACTTGAGTTATCACCAGACCAAACATCGACCATTGTATCAATTGAATGACCAGCAAACACAATTACCGCCCAATAATCTCTGTTATAACCATGAGCAGCATCATCACCATTAATTGCGTGATTAGATGTTTGATAAATAATATTACCAGCTAATTTGTTTTGCCCGTAAATAATAGGAACTGGATTAGTGTTTGATTTTTGTGTCTGTAATTTAACGCCAGAATATGATTCAACACCACCAATATCGCCAGTATCTTGAGCCATAGCAGAACCAGCAATAGAAGCACCAACTAATGAAATAGCAACAGTAGTTGCTGTAATAGCAAGAGCAGTCGCACCAGCACCAACAAGCATTGGTGATAAATACGGAGCGGCAATCATTAGTCCGACTCCGACAATAGCTTTCAATGTACTACCCATTGTTAATCCTCATTATTAAACACTTGTCATCTAATTTAAGATGCTCTATACGCCCTAAATCTTCGTTATAAACCCAGTAAGTGAATCTATTAATAGCAACACCAACTGATGTGCGTGTAAGAACTATATCGTCTTTTTTAGCATCTTTCACTTTTGAGCAAAAACTTCTAAAGAAACCAATGTGGTCTTTACGACTTAGGAATTGTTTATTTTGTGCAAGGAATATATCCATATCTTCAATAGTCCACTCACGCCATTTGTGCGGTATTGTGTATTTATCATCAAGATATTTATATACAGCTGAAAAACAATCTTTAACTTGAACAACATATTTTGTCATACTGTTTCTTGTCTGCCCCAGTAAATTGTTTCATTAATAGCATCTACAATTGATGTAAATTCATTCTGATTGTACGTTCTTGTTGGGTATGCTTTATTCCAATGGCTAAACTTTGTTGTTAAAGTGCCATTTAAAGACTGCTCACTAGCGTTGAAAGTATCAATTACACCCTCAAACAATGTATATACGTCTTTAGTAACAGAACTAATATCTAATCTTGGATAAGTAGTTGCTGCTTCGTAATGAACTAAGCCATAGTCATAATTATCGCCATCAAGTGTTTGTGATGGTGGTGTATAAACAACCCTTGTTATCTTTGCTTTATTGTTACGCCATTCACTAGCAATTGCTTCTGTTGATAAAGCACCATTAATATTATCAATAGATACATTGATTGTATCAGATGACATAGAAAAATCTTCAACTAATCTATCAAACGTAATGGCTAAAGGAGTGTGTTCATTAGTACCGTCAGTTACAAATATATCGTGGTCTGTGAAATACAATATCTCACCAGCTTCACCAACATTACCATCTAAATCTTTATCCATATGAAACTCAAACAGATGTAGAATTGCCAATTGGTCATCTGAACGAACATTATTTGTTATTGTTTTACTCACTATAACACCTCAACTATGTCTGCTTTACAAGTATATAGACCATCAACACGCTTGTCATACTTAAATGAATCAGTCATAAATATAGCATCGGTTTTATCTGAAGTTCCATACCCAAGTTCTGGCATACCGAACTTGCTCATAATACCACCACGTTGACGATAGTATTTTAACAATTCAAGAAAATCAGACTGTTGTAATATCCAAGATAACGACCACTTCTTACGCAATCCACCTTTATCGTTAATATGACGTGCTGACTGCCCTATATTTGAGAATACAGAGTTGTTTATATATTCGTAATCAATTTGGTAGGGTTGAGCATAATTTGTCAGTAAAGACGTGAATGTTGTATTAGTTGAAGTTACTGGCGAATAAGTAGATGCTTGAGTAAAAGCAGACTGATACTCTGTAAAGTCAAAAAATACAGAACTG